GTCGGCTCTGGTTCACTTTGCTTCTCATCTCCAGCGGTAGCTATCCGCTGCCTCCCTTAAAAGGGAGGACTCCACCTCAGCTTGATGTTGACGGCATGAGGACGTCCAGCACGTTCCAAGTGCTCCTCCGCAACAAGCGGGTCTAGGTGGTCCAACCGGGGACTGTTATCCGGTCGTTCCACCATAGATGCCCGAGTGCTACGCAGAAGGCACTTGAGTAAGGCTGCTATACCATCGAGCTTGTCGCTCGGTGACTTAGCAGACACCACATAGCCCCTAACCAAAGGGTTCTGCAGGTGCTCACCAATCCTCTGGGTTTCGTAACCCAGAAACGAATGGCGACCCAACACAGGCGAGGAATCGGCGACCCTAGGATAGTGAATCAACACTTCCTTGAGACGGTCATCAAGCCAACGACACGTGGCCCAGTATCCAGCTTTGTATAACTGGTTTCTGAGTTCCACAGTGCTTATGGCTTCCTGTGCGTGCCTCCGTGAATTCGGGAGCATACTACGGCATTTGACGACAGAGACGTCGTCGCCGGCGTAATACTCCTTCCCACAACTCTCTCTGAACCTTCCGGTCCAGAAAGACTTGTTCGAGTTCACTTTTAGCCCGTAGGCTTCAAGTGCCTCGATCACGGAACTCACATGGTCGACGGGGACAATGATGTCGTCCCCGTAAACGCGCACCTTTCCCCGAAAGCTCTCGATGAGCCTCGGGGTCAGCTGTGTTCTGAGCGATTTCTGGATTCCGACGAAAACGATGGATAGAAACACCATCGCCTCAATCGGGAAACAGAGCGCTGAACCCATAGATGCGAACTTGGACAGAGCAATTACGCCCTCTCCAGGTACATCAGCCTTCCATGAACGTGCTGCTTGAACAGCCTCAAACAAATGAGGATGGTCGCACAGCATCGTGCAAACGAGCTGATTCGAGACCCTATCGGATGCTTCACTCAGATCGAGTGTCGCAAGGTTCCCTTTTGAGGAGCCCTCTTTGGCCATTTCCCTGTTTGGGTCCTGGTCATCGATTCCAATGAAGGACCTGAGGTGGTTTACCTCAAATAGTCCTTCTAGGAGCTTCGGTAGAATCGCCTGCTGTGCGTACTGCATGGCAGTCGGTTCAATTCCGATTATCCTTGGGGTCTTGAGCGTCTTAGGAACCGAGATTACCCTGACGGGAATCTCGTCTCCAGGTTCGAGGATGTCCACGTCCTCCAACTCGCGCCAGTGGCGCCAGTTGGGGAGGAGAAACTCTCCGCAAGGAAAGATCTTCTCCAGACGTTTTGTCCAGGTCTTAAGCCGATACTTACCATTGCTGGTAAGCTTTTCAGCTGTAGCCCCTGGACCATGTTTCGGGATCACGTCGTCCAAATAGTAGATGTCTCTATCTACCTTGGTCAACGGAACCTGATACAACAGACGAGACGCCTGCCGGAACTGCCAGAGCTTTGTGCTCTCCAGATCCAGCCGGTTCTCGCGGACTTCCTGCTCACATTGGACATAGGCCCGAAAGGCCGCGTCCACCCTCACGGGTGAACAAGGCAACCGCATCTTACTGCAAAACAGCGTTAGCTGTCTAACAGATCTGATGCAGTCGACATCCGGGTCGTCCAACAGAACACCACTAGTACGATCGAACACCTGATCGAGGAAACCCCATAGTAGTTTGGGGAGACCACCTTTCCACTGAAACCCAGTGAATAGGTCGCGATCTACCCACCCGCGGTCAAGACTTCTTTCGAAGTCCTTTCCAAAGGTAGGTAAGGTTATCGTTAGAAACGATAAACCCTCATGTTCGACTCGGCCCTGGACTGTTTTGCAGTCCAAGGTGGCGCTAGTGTGACATCGGCTGGCACATTCTTGTGCCAGCGTTTTCCAGAGCAACATTAGGCTTTTCAAGGCCCCTCCTTAGTAATATAGGGATGGTTAACCTTCCTTAGCCTAAGCCACACTCAGAAGCCCAGGACAAGTGATTCCTGGGACCGGCACTGTGCCGGCCCCGTACAGAATCATTTTATACGGTGCTACTTTTTACAGTAGCCCTCGTATTCTTGTCTGGGGGGACAGGGATTCGAATGGTGAAGGACACCCCGAGTATACAACTCGGAGATTACCAACGCCAAGAGAAGCCAAATCACTATAAAAGCGATAAGGCAACTCTCTGTTATTCGACCCTTAACTCTCACCGCCAAGTACTTTGTCGATGAGAGCATCCGAAGAGGCAGTGTACAGGGTTTTGAAGCCCGTGTAGACAGCCTTTGCCTCCGCATTAGTGTATCCGACGACCGGAACGTCAAAGACCATGTAACAACTCATGGACTGTTGAACGTTTGTGGCCGGCAGGAACACGTCAGCGGAGACCTTCGAATGGTCCAACCTGAGGACCCTTCTGATCCTACGCCCGTAGGCGTGAGATGCAGAGAGGTCGATCAGGCCGTCAGAACTCGAGTAGGTACTACTGTTCTCGCCCGTAGAGATACGGGGTAGAGAGGTAGTAACCGCCGAGATAGTGACGGACTGCGGATCTGAGAATGCCATAGGCATTGCTCCTTCTGCTGCTTCGAGAGCAGCGATTGGGGTGTATGAGCGGTGCAGAATTGCATCACTACTTTAGCTCCGGGAGAGTCCCAGAGCTACAGCTATGGCAGCCTGGGTGGATGACAATCCATCCCAGGTAACGCCAAATCCAAAGGGATTAGCTCCGGTGCGAGACTTGGTAACTATTTCCAAACTCGCATTCGGAACCTTGACCGGTGTGCCATATAGAATGACACCCGACAAGGAATATGTAACCTTTGTGATGGTGGTTTCCATCAGGTAACCATATTGCATAATCAGACCGTGCTGGGCGAAATCCGAGATGTTTGCTAAAACATCACCGGTATTCAACGCCCAATCTGTGGCCCAGGTCCATGGTGTGAGATTCCAGAGAACGTCAGGCGTAAATGACAGACCGTACAAATAGTCTGCCTTCTGCGCCAACGTCGCTATGCCCTTTCTGGCTGCCAAGCCAGATGTCGGGACTCCATAGCGAAATGCTCCGGAAAACCAACGACGTTTAATCGTTGAGGTCTTAACCGACCACACACCAGGACTCGAAGCGGGACCGAAGCCCACCGAAATTGGGATGCCTTCCGGCATCTTACTATTCGAGAGGGTAACCTCGGTTTCCGACTTCTCATCAGGAAAGCGATAGCGTCTACGGACGACCTTCCCACGATCCGAATCATACTGATTCAACAGTTGATCGGAGTGTTTGATGCTATGGAGAATATCCTTAACATCGCCCACTAGGGGAAGCCATCCAAACTCAACGTTTAAGAACTCATCGCCCGCATTCTTTGCGCGCAGAGTCCTTTCACGCCATGTTCGAGATCCGACGACGGCTGGTAAGCCGTCTTTCCGGAGCTCTCCCATGGCAGTGCTGAGTTCGACGTGGCTCGCTACAGGGGAGCAACGTTTTATCGCCGTGGCACCGAGGGCATTAAGAGTCCCCTTTGAGGACTCTTGCGCTCCAGGCCACGATACGGTTCCGTTGCCCAATGTAGTCACCGGACAAGCCAACTGAAAGCGCGTATTAAGGCGCCGTAGGTCGACTGTTCCAGTAGCTATGGGATCACTATACACAGTGGAGTAATATCCGCCAGTAGGAATACTGCCGGACATCTTTCTTGTGTAAAAGTCACCTCCCACATCGCCATTAGAAGCCCCTTGAGGGGGCCAATAATGAGATTCCGAGTCAGTCACCTGACTCCCAGTGTACCGCGGCAATTGGAGGCTCCCCTGTTGATCAGGGGTCCACTTGCCTGTAGATCGTGAGCGTGCCTGTCGTTCGCCGGAGGACTTTCCTCCGCCGAATTTAAGGACACGCTGCTTTCTAGTTAGGGACACTGGTGATGTAACTCCTCTGGATAGCATCGTCTTTTGTACAAAGACGATGGATGTCTGCACTGCGTAACGCGGTCACCAATTCTCCTACGCTCCGACCTTTCGGTTCGGTTCACGCGGAGTTTTTCCAGGTGGC